TGAACAATTTAAATGTACACACAATGACACGATCCGAACTTATCGGAATGTTGTTGGAAAAATTAAACGAAGTTGAACAACTTAAAAAACAAGTAAGATGAACGAAACACAAATTCAAATTATTAGACAATCAAGCGCAAAAACGGCATTTGATTACATCAAAGGAAATCCCGGGTTAAAATCAAGTGACGGATTCGCATTGGCAAAATCAATCGAAAATTATGTCATCACTGGGAAGTAAAATCGGTAACATTTATTTTAAATTTAAATTCAACAATTATTATGTCAAATTCAGTAAAAGGAACAATCAAACAAATCACTCAACAAGCGACTTTTGGGAAGACGCAAAAACAATCCGTGATAATCTCGACAGATGAAAAATACCCGCAATCTTTGGAAGTTGATTTCATCAATGATAAAATTTCATTATTACAAGGATATGATCAAGGCGAAAAAGTTGAAATCGCAGTCAACATTCGTGGACGTGAATGGACAAGTCCAAAAAACGAAGTTAAATATTTTACTTCATTAACCGGTTGGAAAATTGATCGAACCGTCGGATTAACAAACGCAACTCAAAACCAAGATCGCAAAGAAGCAAACGTTGATTTGCCGTTTTAATATCAAGGGGGACAATGTCCCCTTTTTTTTATGATAATAGATAAAAACACAATTAAAGACGAAATCCTTAATATCAAGAATGGAAAAATCATTCAAGGTTTAAGAATGGGAATCCCGGAAATCGATGAACATTTCCGCTTAAAACTTGGGGGTTCCTTGGATATTTACGCAGGTCATGCAGGGGTTGGAAAAACAACATTTTGCTTGTACCTTATGACATTGTTTGCACACAAATATGATTTGAAATTTGTTGTTTGGTCTTCCGAAAACACGGCGGGATCAGTTACACAAAAAATCATTGAATATAAAATGGGCAAACCAATTGACAACGCGACAGAAAGTGAAATTGAAGAATCAATCGATTGGACTTATGATCATTTTAAAATTATCAAGGTTGAAGAATTATGCACTTACAAAGATGTTCTTGAACAAATTCTTGGGGTTCATAAAGCCTTGCCAATGGCTGCGGCATTTATAGACCCTTATAATTCACTTGCGAAACCAAAAGAAGACATGAAGGCTTACGGAGCGCATGAACTTGATTATATGATTGCAAGTGAAATGCGATTGTTTGCTGAAAAACACAAAATCACTTTGATGGTATCAATGCACGGTGTGACCGAATCAAGTCGAAAGGTTCACCCGGTAACACATCCGATGGCCGGTTATCCGATGCCATTATCATATTCACAAGTTGAAGGGGGTGTAAAATGGGCAAACCGTTGTTCATCATTCAATACGGTACATCGATATTTTCAATCAAAAGAATCTTGGAACATCATGGAACTTCACGTTTTGAAGGTGAAGGAATATTCTTCCGGCGGTCGTCCCACTGGACTCGACGACCCGATAAGGCTGAAAATGCTTCCAAATAATATCGGTTATGAATTTGGTGGAATGAATTTGATGCACGAACAAAAAACACAAAAAGAAGTTTTATTTTGATTTATTCCTTGATTATATTATTGGCAATCATTTTGATTTTTGGTCACATCAAAAAGGCTGAAATTCAAATGGCTCCGGTTTTTGGAATAATGATTGGATGCTTATATTCTTACAATGATCTTGAAGATTGTCGTGAACATTGGATTCAATGTTGTGTTTTTTTTATTTCAATAACAGTAATATGGACAAGTCCGCCGAATGGCTCAAATTAGTTGCGAAGCATCACAATAAATGGATCAAGATCGTTGAATCATTTGGTGAACACCAATACAAGGACGACATCGTCCAAGAAGCATATTTGGCCCTTTACAAATACACGACACCCGAAAAGATCATTCACAATGGCAAAGTGTCCGAAGGATATATGTTTTTCACCCTTAAAACGATCACATATCAGTTTTACAACGCTAAAAACAAAATCAAAAAGGTTTCCTTGGATGACGAAGAAAACGTTGTTCATTTAATCGCTGAAGACACAATCGAAGAACAAGAAGCATTTCACAAGATATGTGTTCTTATTGATCAAGAAATGGAATCTTGGTCATGGTACAACCGACGATTGACTGAATTATATCGTGACACGGATATGTCAATTCGAAAAATTGCAGCCGCGACAAACATAAGTTTTGTCAGTATATTTAATACACTTAAAAATTGTAAAAATGAAATCAAACAAAAATTCCAAGAAGACTTCGAAGATTACAAAAACGGGGACTTCGACAAAATCCAAGAACCAAAAATTCGAAACATTCAAAAAGAATCATGAACAAGGTTCAACCGGACTTGGCGACACCGTTGAAAAAATAACAAAGAAGACGGGAATTAAAAAGGTGGTCGACACCGTATTCCAAAAACTTGAAAAATCGTGTGGATGCGATGAACGGAAAATCAAACTCAATCAAATTTTTCGATATGAAAAACCCGAATGTTTCAATGAAGAAGATTTTAATGTTGTAAGGAATGCAATCGAATCAAAACAAAATAAGTTTACAATTGAAGAACAAGAAAAATTTGTCGATATTTACACACGTGTCTTCACAAATTTAAATCGTCCGGAATGTACACCTTGCAGTTTTGAAAGTGAAGTTTACAATCGACTTGTCAAAGTTTACAACACTTATAAATAATAACACAATGAACAAAAAAATGCAAAACCTTAAAGAAATGGAATATTATTCAAATTTTAATTTGGTGGGTGAAGTACTTCTTAAATTAAAAAAGAAATATCCAAACAACGAAACATTGAAGGATGCAATATCCGCAATGACTGAAATCGGTTTTTTCGCTACTGAAATGATGCAAGCGCAATATTTTTATGAAAAATCACTTGAATCATATCGTTCCGACAAACACCGAGCAATTGAACGCGCACGACGTGTTGAAGATGAAATTGAAAAATTGAGGGAAAAATGGGAAGTTTAATCGTTGGATATATTGTTTTTAGATTCCTTGAATATATAATTAAAGAAATAATCATATGAGTGATTCAGTAAAAAAATGGCATGAAATGAAAGACGCCGGTTGGATTGAACCAAGATACGTTCAACAAGAAGACGAAATTGTCACAACCGTGATCCGTAAGTTTAAGAAACGATCACAAGAAGGAATTCAAGAATACGGAATGACATTGGCTGACAACCCGGACGGATTTTATAAATGGATCGACGAAGCGCAATCTGAAGCAATGGATTTCATTTTGTATTTAGAAAAAATTAAAAATTTAAACAAATGATGAATTTAATACCAATATCGTTTTTAATAATGTCAATCGGAATCCTTTTAATTGGAATCGGTGTGATTAAAGACGCATTCAGATGAAAGAAGCGACACTTGTAAAAATGCAAAGGGACATCAAGAACTTAACGATCACCCTTTCGATTTTAATTGAACGTCTTAAAAAATTAGAAGATGAAAAAGAATAATGACATGCCATATGATTTTTGGAATTACGGGATCAATCCAATTCTTGGATATCGATATCTCACAAGATTAAAAAAACGTAAACCAAGAAACCAAGAAAAAGACGACGAAATTAAATAATTTTGTTTATATTTACTTAAAGAAACACAATTATGACTTACGAAGAAATATTTTACAGATCATTGACCGAACAAGAATTGAAACGAACAATCACTTCCGGTGGTCTTGATGCGTATGGTAAAAGATGCCAACAAGAACTTGACAGACGACACCAAGAACAAAAAGAAATTACATCCTTATGATTACCTTATTCAACGGCGAAAAATATCTTGAAGGCGAAATCAATGCAATGGCCGCAGACGATAATTTTTATTATGGTCACCTTGGCAAGCACGCATTGTCTTCTTCAGTATTAAGAAACATTTTTGACGATCCGGACAAGCAACTTCAATATATGAAGGGGAAAGGTGGGAATACCGAAGCATTGATGCTTGGTAAATTGACACATTGGTGTTGGCTTGAACCGGACGTTTTTTATAGTCAAGTTTATACGGACTTACGTGGTAACACAAACGCATACAAAGAACTTGTTTCGCAACACGGTTCGGATAATGTATTCAAAGAAAAACATCGCAACATCGCGGAATGGTTGTGTCGTCGATTAGACAACAACGAAGATATTCGTGAAATACGAAAAGATGCCGAAGTCGAGGTTGCAAGTGTAAAAATGATCGACGGATTTCCGACACGTGGAAAAGCCGACATGATTAAAGACGACACAATATATGATTTGAAAACCGGTATCGTAACACCACAACAATTCGAATGGAAAGTCGATGCAATGAATTACGATCTTCAAGCGTGGATTTACATGCAGTTATTTCCCGAATTGAAAAACTTCAAATTCATTTATATAAACAAACACACACGCGCTCCCGGTATTATTGAAATGCCACAATCAGTCATTGACCGTGGTGGGGAAAAATACAAGATCGCAGTCGATGTTTATATGAAGGTTTTTTATGACAAAGAAATTGATGAAATTGAATTCTTGTTGGATCAATACGTTTACCGGGGGACTGCAAGATGAACAAAGACGAAATACTTGAATATTATTTTTTGGCAATCAACGACATCCGGAACGGATCGTCAATTCAAGAATTGGAAGAAGCAATCAAGATATATGAAAAGGAGCAGCAATTTGAAGCATGCGCCGGCATATTAAAGGCAATAAATGAAGTAAAATATACAACAATTAAAAACTTAAAGAATGGACATTAAAATGATAAAAAAAGTCGTTTCGGAATCAACCGGTATAAATTTAGACGACAAAGAATTAAATTCAAGACGAATATCGGAAAACGTCGAAGCACGAACAATGTTTTTCAGTCTTGCAAGGGAATTCACACCGATGTCACTTGCCGACATAGGCAAATCAATAAAACCAAAAAAAGATCACGCAACGGTTTTATATTCAATCCGTAAGGCAAAAGACGCAATTCGTTTCGACAAAATATTCAGAAACAAACTTGACGATTTAAGGTCAAGAATTGAATACGTCCGAGCACAAATGGAAAATTCAGAAATTGACTTTTTGACCGCGTTGAATAAACTTGAACGCATGGAATTAAAGAACAAACAACTTATAGAAAGAAACACGGAATTAATCGAACAAATAGACAAATTAAATGGCAAAATCAAACGACAAAATAAATACCTTATTGAAAACGGTTACCAAATCAACCGAAGTATCTTCAAAGAAGATTAAGGACGAAGTATGTCCAAAGTGCGGAATAAAACCCACAAAGACATTCTTTGACGGACAAGTAAGTGAACACTTCAAAGGTTGCGATATGTATATCGGTGATCTTGATTTCAAACTAGCGGACGACACCAATGTCATAATCGCCGAAATTAAATATGTCAACTCAAGTCATAAATTCGTCGGGAAGAAGATATCATTCAATCAAGCGCGTGAATATGCAGCAATGACCGGAGTGATTGACAATCTTGGAAGGGAACAAAGAACTTATGTTTTCGAAGCACACGAAGTTGAAAAACCTTACATTGCAATTGTTCCATTCTTAAAACCCACGGGAAAAGAACGACACGCATTCGACTTCATGGACATCGACAATGCAAAACTTGTATATGTATTTAAAGACGATCAGTTTGGTCGTTGGTTGGCCGGTGACAGATATGTCGGAACAGAAATGCGAAACTCATTAAAATGTGTATAAATGAAAAAACTTAATTTATTAGATTTATTTAGTGGAATCGGCGGATTTCACAAAGGATTGGAACAAGCGGGATTCAAAGTGAATTCTTATTTTTCCGAAGTGGACAAACACGCAATATCAGTTTATCAAAACAATTTTAAAAAATCAACTTATGTCGGATCAGTTACAGATGTTCAAGGAACACAATTACCAAGAATCAACGCAATCACCTTCGGAAGTCCTTGCCAAGATTTCAGCATTGCTGGAAAACGTCAAGGAATGGACGGAAAACGATCAAGCCTTATCCTTGAAGCAATTCGACTTATTCGGGAATGCAGACCAGATTTTTTTATCTGGGAAAATGTTAAAGGAACGTTCAGCTCAAACAATCGCGAAGACTTTGCGGCAATCTTGCAAGCGTTTGCCGACATTGGGGGTTATCGACTTGAATGGCAATTGCTTAATTCAAAATGGTTTTTACCCCAAAACCGTGAGCGAATTTACCTTGTCGGATATATTGGAAACAGACGTGGACGATCGGTATTTCCTATCGGAAAAGACGACACAAAGATTAATGTCATACAAGAACAAACAACAAACACCCTTACCACAAGATACCGAGCTGACGGAGTCGGATCGTACATTGTTGAAAATAAACTCAAGGCACAAATAAAAAACGGAACAAAACAAGGATACGACATCGCCAAGGAAGGTGATTCAATAAATTATTCAAATCTAAATTCAGAAACAAGAAGGGGACGTGTTGGCAAAGGTGTTGCACAAACACTTGACACAGCTTGCAATCAAGCAGTCATTGGTGACTTCAGATACGACGAAGGATTCCGTTGGCGACAAAATAATATATCACCAACATTGACACTTAATGATCCGACATATCTTAAAACACCAAAAATAAGAAGATTAACACCAATTGAATGTGAACGACTTCAAGGGTTTCCAGATAATTGGACAAAGTACGGCACAAACGGTGAAATAAGTGATTCACAACGTTACAAAATGTGCGGGAATGCAGTCACGGTCAATGTGGTTGAAGCAGTCGCAAATAAGATTTATAAGTTGTACAATAAATGAAAACCGTGAATTCATTATCGGGTGGGAAAACGTCTTCTTATATCGCGGCACATTATCCCGCGGATTATGATGTTTTTGCACTTGTAAGGATTGAAGATAAGAATTGCAGATTCCCGGACAAGAAAATCCGACAAATGGTTGAAGACAAAATACAACAACCATTCATTGCAACCGCAGAAGACGACATGATCATTTATACAATGATTGATCTTGAACAATACATCGGAAGGGAAATAACTTGGGTAAGCGGAAAAACATTTGATGAAATTATTTTAAGGAACGGAAAAAAATACCTTCCAAATGTCACACAAAGATTTTGCACGACAGAAATGAAACTCAATCCAATATTTAATTGGTGGCATCAAAACATAAAAGAACCAATTGAAACACGAATCGGATATCGCGCAAATGAAATGCGAAGGGCAAAGAAAATGAATGATCGTTTAAATGAAGAAGGATTGTTGACCCACAAAACAATTGTCGGGAAAAGAAAGTCACAAAATAAGTGGGCGGAAATTGGTTGGCAAAAACCCGTGTTCCCATTAATTGATGACAAAATATTTAAAGACAATGTTGAAGAATATTGGAATGACAAAAATGTACGTTTTGCTTACATGAACAATTGTATTGGTTGCTTTCATCGTAATGAAGTATTGTTGAAATTAATGTCCGACAAAAATCCAAACAAATTTCAATGGTTTATAAATGCAGAACAAGAAACCGGCTACAATGTAAGAACATTTAAGAATGGCGTCACATACGAACAGATAAAAAACAGTTTTAAACAAATAAATATGTTCGAAGATGACTTCAATGAATGTGATTCGGGATATTGTGGCATTTAACAAGAAATGATTTTTTTTATTATATAATTAAATAATTAATTTATATTAATTCATGGACGGTCGGAAAAATAACGGTGGACATTCAACAAAAGGATTCGCGGGACGTAAACCCAAGGCGGAAGAAATCGAACTTATTGAACGATTGTCCCCATTGGATGACATGGCATTCGAAGCATTAAAAGACGGCATTGAAAAGAAAGATTTCCGATACGTCAAATTATTCCATGAATACCGATACGGTAAACCCAAAGAAACCAAGGACATCAATCTTGATCAAGATGTTCCATTCATCATTGAAATGGACTAACCATTCCCATTTCGTGATTCTAATTTGGAAATAAAACGCACACAAGCATTTGACAAAATATTCAAACTCGATAAACGTATTCGTTTAATTCGTGGGGGATCGGCTGCGGGAAAAACAATTTGTATTCTTACCGTAATGATCAACGAATGCATGAAGCCAAATAAGGGGTTCGAAATGTCCGTTGTGGCAGCAACATACCCAATGTTGAAAAGGGGGCCTGTAAGGGACTTTAAATTGATAATGAAGGGCATCGGACGTTGGCGTGATTCACGTTGGAATCAAACGACATTAAAATACACATTTTCAACCGGGTCAACAATCGAATTCTTTTCAAATGAAAATCCGGATCGAACACGTGGGGCGCGTCGATCACATTTGTTTGTGAATGAGTGCAACGTCGGAATTGACTTCGAAGCGTTTAATCAATACGCAATAAGAACGTCTTCGACAATATGGTTGGATTATAACCCGTCGCAATTGTTTTGGGCGGATCGTGAACTTGTTCCAAGGGACGACGTGGATTTTATAACGGTAACATACAAAGACAACGACACACTTCCGGACACAATCCTTGATGAATTTAATATCGCAAGGGAAAAGGCAAAAACATCCGAATATTGGAAGAATTTTGTAAATGTTTATTTAGAAGGTAAAATCGGAAGATTGTCCGACGTGGTTATTCCGGATTGGATTGAAATGTCAAAACTTCCGGAAGACGCAAGACTTCTTTGTCACGGCTTGGATTGGGGTTACTCAATTGATGAAACAAGTTGTGTGGCATTGTACAAGATTGACGGGGGTTATATATTCGACGAAGTGTTGTATCAAAAAGGAATGCTTAATTCCAATATATCCCAATATTTACAAAACAACAATATTAAGGGTCAGTTGTGGGCGGATTCAGCCGAACCAAAATCAATCGCCGAATTGCAATCGTATGGTCACACAATCAACCCGGTTACCAAAGGACGTGATTCGATAATCTACGGCATCAACTTAATAAACCAAAACAAGATATTCGTCACATCAAGATCAAAGAATCTTATTTCTGAACTGAACGGATATGTTTGGGCAACTGACAAGGTCGGAAACAAAATACAGAAACCAAATCCCTTATCCGGGGATCACGCAATCGATTCCGCACGATATGCGTTAATGATGGAACTTGAAAACCCCAACAAAGGAAAATATTACATTTATTAAAAGAAATTGTTCATTATTCAATTATTTTGTTTACATTTGAATATTATTAACAAACAAAGAACATGAAAACAATTATCACCGACATTATGAATGAAGAACAATTCGACGGAAACGAATGGGTCAGCACAATATCCATTTGGTTGCAAAACGAATTCGGAATCACTAATTCACAATTTGAATTGACACACGAACACAAGATTCAAGATCAAGACAAGAATCGTTTTCGTACATTATCAAAATCCGTTGGGTTATCACAAAAAGATTTTAAAACAAGAATCTTCAACGGCACATTCATTTCAATTCAATAATCATGAATAAATTTACAAAAGAACTTTACAAATACGACGGGGAATTATATCACGTTATAAGAGAACCCGAAATTAATGTTGCCATTTTCGAAGATGAAATTGGATATGATGTCACCGGGATGACTGAAGTGTTTGACGGCGAAGTGTTGGAAGAAAGGGAAATACGAACCTTGTTGAACTTCGAAGAATACACACACGAATTTGCTTGTAATTTTAAAAAAATTAAATAATGGAAAATAACAAAGTTGAATGGATAATGGTCAAGAAGATCACATCCAAAGAAAACCGTAAAAATCTTATTAAATTAATATCTCAAGGAATCTTATTTTTTTGCTTATCTTATGTCTTCATGATATTCATGTTGGAAACAATGGTTTGGTTTTGGGAATCCGAAGTTCTTGAAGTATCCGCTAAATATTTACGGGAATGGGTAAA